GCAAATGGAAATATGGATATAACAAAGAACATGATATTATAGTTATTAGTAGGACTGGTAAAATAGGTGAGATTTATGAAATTCAAAATCTTAGAATAGCTTTACCAAAAAAAGAAACTCCAGTAGTTTTTGAAAATGATAGATGGACTAAAACTCCATATCCAAAAGTTCTTGCTAGAATTAAAACAGTATTTGATTGGAGAGGATATCCAGAAGATTTTAAAGAAAAATGGTTTGGATATATAGATGAAGAATTTAAAAAACGCGAGGAAGGTTTTTGGTATATTAATAAAGGCATTCCTACTTATATTACTGGTACGCACTATATGTATCTTCAATGGTCAAAAATTGATGTTGGGGAAGCAGATTTTAGAGAAGCCAATAGACTATTCTTTATATTCTGGGAAGCTTGTAAAGCAGATAAAAGATGTTACGGAATCTGTTACCTTAAAAATCGTAGATCAGGATTCTCTTTTATGGCCTCAGGAGAAGTAATTAATTTAGCAACAATATCAAGTGATTCCAGATATGGAATATTATCTAAAACTGGACAAGATGCTAAAAAGATGTTTACTGATAAAGTTGTACCAATATCCGTTAACTACCCTTTCTTTTTTAAACCGATTCAAGATGGTATGGATCGACCTAAAACAGAATTAGCATATAGAGTACCAGCATCCAAATTCACTAGAAGAAGTATTGAAGCAGGAAGCGAAGTAGCAGAACTGGAAGGATTAGATACAACTGTTGACTGGAAAAATACTGGTGACAATAGTTATGATGGTGAAAAATTAAAACTATTAGTACATGATGAAAGTGGTAAATGGGAGAGGCCTAATAATATATTAAATAATTGGAGGGTTACAAAAACTACACTAAGATTAGGTAGTAGAATTATTGGAAAATGTATGATGGGATCCACATCAAACGCATTAGACAAGGGAGGTAGAAACTTTAAAAAATTATATGATAACTCAGATGTTACAAAAAGGAACCGCAATGGACAGACTAGCTCAGGATTATATTCTTTGTTCATACCTATGGAATGGAACTACGAAGGATACATTGATTCTTATGGGATGCCTGTCTTCGACACTCCCTCAGCTGAAGTTGAAGGCCCACATGGAGAATTCATTGACCTTGGGGTTGTCAAATATTGGGAAAATGAAGTTGATGGATTAAAATCTGATCAAGACGCTTTAAATGAATTTTATAGACAATTCCCCCGCACTACTAAACATGCCTTTAGAGATGAATCTAAATCATCTTTATTTAATCTAACTAAGATTTATCAACAAATAGATTTTAATGAGGATTCGCATACTAAAGCCATAGTAACTCGAGGTAATTTTGGATGGGAAAATGGCATGAGAGATACTAAAGTTATATTTAGTCCTAATAATAAAGGAAGATTTTTTATAAGTTGGACACCAGATTATAACTTACAAAACAGATTTATAGAAAAAAATGGTATTAAATATCCTGGTAATGAACATATGGGGGCATTTGGATGTGACCCATACGATATATCAGGAACAGTTGATAAAAGAGGTTCAAATGGATCTTTGCATGGATTAACTAAATTCAGCATGGAAGATGCGCCTCCAGATCATTTTTTCTTAGAGTATATTGCAAGACCACAAACCGCAGAAATATTTTTTGAAGATGTATTAATGGCATGTATATTTTATGGTATGCCAATATTAATTGAAAATAATAAACCAAGGTTACTTTACCATTTTAAACGTAGAGGGTACAGAGGGTTTGCAATGAATAGACCTGATAAGATTTGGAACAAACTATCTGTTACAGAAAGGGAAATAGGTGGAATACCTAATTCAAGTGAAGATATTAAACAGGCGCACGCAGCAGCAATTGAATCATATATTGAAAATGCAATTGGATTTAATGGACATAATTATGGAGATATGTATTTCCAAAGAACATTAGAAGATTGGGCAACATTTGATATAAATAACAGAACAAGCCATGATGCTTCTATAAGTTCGGGACTTGCTATAATGGCATGTAATAAAAACCGATATGCTCCAATAAGGAGAAAAAAAATAGAACCAATTGATTTAGGAATAAAAAAATATGATAATAAAGGAACATTATCAAAAATAATTAAGTAAATGAATATATACGCTAATCCAAATAGTGCTTTTCCGAGCCAAGTTGTGCCAGATGCTGAAAAAGCTTCCGTTGATTATGGAAGGAGAGTTGCGCAAGCTATAGAAAGTGAATGGTGGAGACAAGGTGGTAATGGTACTAGATTCGCTACTTCTTATAATAGATTCCATACTTTAAGATTATATGCAAGAGGAGAACAACCTGTACAAAAATATAAAGATGAATTAGCTATTAATGGCGATATGTCTTATCTTAATTTAGACTGGAAACCCGTGCCAGTTATATCTAAATTTGTAGATATTGTTGTAAATGGAATGAATAATAAGTTATATGAAATAAAAGCTTTTGCTCAAGACCCTATATCATTAAAGAAAAGAACTGATTATGCTAATGCTATTTATGAAGATATGTTGGCTAAACCTTATTTAAAGGAATTACAAAGTAAATTAGGTATTAATCAATACCAAAGTTCAGATCCAGCTAATCTTCCAGAAAATAAAGAAGAATTAGATATTCATATGCAGTTAAGCTATAAGCAAGCTGTAGAAATAGCAGAAGAAGAAGTTATAAATAATACTCTATCAAAAAATAAATATATAAATACCAAGAAAAGATTTAATTATGATTTAGTTACTTTAGGTATTGGAGCTGTAAAAACAAATTGGAATAAAGCTAATGGAGTTACTATAGATTATATAGACCCAGCAAGATTAATATACTCTTATACAGAAGATCCAAATTTTGAAGATATATATTATGTAGGTGAAGTAAAATCTCTTACTATCCCTGAAATTGCTAAACAATTTCCACATTTAACAGAGGAAGTATTAGAAAAGATACAACAGACCAGAAGTAATCAAAGCGAAAGATTATTTGGATGGCAGACTTATGACCCTAATACAATTGATGTTTTATTTTTTGAATATAAAACTTATAATAGCCAAGTATTTAAAATAAAAGAAACAGATCAAGGACTAGAAAAAACTCTAGTTAAAACTGATGAGTTTAATCCTCCAGCTACAGATTCTTTTTCTAAAGTATCAAGAAAAATTGAAGTATTATATAAAGGAGCTAAAGTTATAGGAAATAATGAACTAATTCAATGGGAGTTAGCGGAAAATATGACAAGACCTTTTGCTGACACTACTAGAGTTGAAATGAGTTATGCTATATGTGCCCCTAGATTATATAAAGGAAGGATTGATTCTATAGTAAGTAAAATAACTGGGTTCGCTGATATGATCCAATTAACACATTTAAAACTGCAACAAGTAATGTCTAGATTGGTGCCAGATGGTGTGTTTTTAGATATGGATGGTCTTGCTGAAGTTGACTTAGGTAATGGAACAAATTATAATCCAGCAGAAGCATTGAATATGTATTTCCAAACTGGTTCGATAGTTGGTAGATCTCTTACTCAAGAAGGCGATATGAATCCAGGCAAGGTACCTATTCAAGAATTAGCGTCTTCCAGTGGTCAAGGTAAAATAGCTAGTTTAATACAAACTTATCAATATTATTTACAAATGATAAGAGATGTGACCGGTCTAAATGAAGCTAGAGATGGTAGCCAACCTGATAAAGATGCTTTAATAGGATTACAAAAAATGGCGGTTAATGCTTCTAATACTGCTACTAAGCATATATTAGATGCTAGTTTATGGTTAACATTAAGGACTTGTGAAAATATATCATTAAAAATTGCAGATTCTTTGCATTATCCTTTAACTTTAAACTCTTTAAAGAGTTCTATATCTACTTATAATGTTGGAACATTAGCAGAAATACAAAATTTACCTTTACATGATTTCGGTATTTATTTAGAATTAGAACCTGAAGAAGAAGAGAAAGCTATTTTAGAACAAAATATACAAATGGCTTTACAGCAAGGTGGTATTGATTTAGAAGATGCTATTGATATTCGTCAAATAAATAATCTTAAACTTGCTAATGATGTGCTTAAACAAAAGCGTAAAAAACGCCAAGAGCAAATGCAAAAAGCTCAACAGGAGCAAGCACAGGCAGAAGCACAAGCCCAGCAACAAACTAATGAAGCACAAGCAATGTCTGAAGTGCAAAAACAACAGGCTATTGCAGGGGCTAATGTTGAATTTGAACAAGCCAAGTCTCAAATGGAAATTCAAAGAATGCAAACTGAATGGCAATTGAAGCAGCAAGAAATGCAAATAGCATTCGATTTCGATATGCAATTAAAACAAATGGAAGTGGGAGCAATGCAAGAAAAAGAAGCTTTAATTGAAGATCGTAAGGATAAAAGAATAAAACTAGAAGGTAACCAACAAAGTCAAATGATTGATCAAAGGAATAATGATTTGATGCCTATAGATTTTGAACAACAAGGTGATGTAAATGCACCTATTTAATTAATTTTATAATATTTTATTATGTCAAAAACACAAACAAAAACAGCCCCAGAGGTAACTCCAGAGGCTAAAGCAGAGGGAGGTAACATGAAAATGACCAAACCTAAATTTAAAAAATTCAATTCTACAGATCATCCGGTTAAAGTAGATCTTTCTAGAGTAGATACTTCAATAGAAGGGGCTATGAAAGAAACTCACAATAAACCAATCAAAGTAGATTTAACTAAAGAAAAAGAAGATAATGCCATTCAAATCGGAGAAACAGAGGCGGTGGATGTGGGCGAACGAGCCGGAGATGGCGAAAAGGTGGACACTGGAGGAGACACATCCGATAAAGAGTCCAGCTCGCCTATTGAAGAAATTCACGAGGTGGCCGGAGAAACATCACCAGAAAAAGAAAAACCAGTAGTTGAAAAAGAAGTTGTACAAGAATCTAAACCTATCTTACCAGATAATATAGAAAAACTTATTGACTTCATGAAAGAAACTGGTGGTACTATAAACGATTATACAAGACTTAACGCAGATTATTCTAGCGTTGATGATAATGCTTTATTAAAAGAGTATTATAAGAAAAAGAAACCTCATCTTGATACAGAAGAAATTGATTTCATTATGGAAGAAAATTTTCTGTTTGATAGTGAAGTGGATGAAGAGCGAGACATCCGAAAAAAGAAACTCGCTAAGAAAGAAGCAATTGCAGAAGCCCAAAACTTTTTAGAGGACTTGAAAATTAAATATTACGACGAAATCAAGTTGAGGCCCGGCGTAACACAAGACCAACAAAAAGCAACAGACTTTTTCAATCGCTACAATCAAGAACAGGAAATAGCTGAACAAAAGCACTCTAAATTTAAAGACGCTACTAAACAAATGTTTACCAATGAATTCAAAGGTTTTGATTTCGAAGTTGGTGAAAAGAAATTTAGGTACGGAGTTAAAGACCCAGGTGCTGTTGCGGAAAATCAATCTAATTTAAACAACTTCGTCGAGAAGTTCTTAGACAAAGAGGGGAATGTTAAAGATACGAAAGGTTATCATAAAGCTATGTACGCTGCACAGAATATAGATAGAATAGTAAATCATTTTTACGAACAAGGAAAAACTGATGGAATTAAAAACGTTGTTGAAGGATCTAAAAATCCTACAACTGAAGCTCGTCAATCGGGTGTAGAAGATATTTTTGTTGGTGGACTCAAAGTTCGCGCTATAGACGGTGTAGATAGTTCAAAACTGAAAATTAAAAAAAGTAAATTTAACAATTAAAAATTAAACAATTATGGGTGTATTAAGTCCTCAATATGGTAGTTTAGTCCCATCGCAAGCACAGCAAGCGCTAACGACTAACTATCTTAATTTCGCTGGTGCGGGAGGTGTAAACTTCTCTCAACAGTATCTACCTGAAATTTATGAAGCCGAGGTAGAACGTTATGGAAACAGAACGATAGGTGGTTTCTTAAGAATGGTTGGCGCTGAAATGCCAATGATGTCTGATCAAGTAGTTTGGTCGGAACAAAATAGATTACATGTGTCTTATGACGGTTGTGGTTTAAATGCAGATGGATATTCAATTATCTTACCTGCTGGTGTTACTAACACCGTATATAATAACCAAACGGTTGTTATTATGGATACGAATAATCCTGCCTTTACAGTAAAATGTATAGTAGGTGCGTCAACAGCAAATGCAAATGCTATTGCTGGTGCTGCTGCTGTTCCTGGTGGAGCTGCATTTATGTGTTATCCTTATACTCAAGCTTTCGTTAGTGGAGCAGCTGCTGCGGCAATTGCTGCACCAAGACTGAAAGTATTTGTATACGGTTCAGAGTGGGCAAAAGGCCAAGTTGGTCCTGCGACTACTACAACAGGCGAATCAATTCAGCCAAATTTAACAACTTTTACTAACTCTCCTGTTATTATTAGAGATAGATACGCTGTATCTGGTTCTGATACTGCTCAGATCGGTTGGGTTGAAGTTGCTACTGAAGATGGCCAATCTGGTTACCTATGGTATTTAAAAGCCGAAGGTGAAACTAGATTACGTTTCGAAGATTATTTAGAAATGGGAATGGTTGAAGGTGAGCTAATGACTGCTCTATCTGGTTTTGATGTAAATTCTGCAGAACTTTATGGATTTACTGCTGCTATTGGTGCAGCTGGTATTCAAGGTAAAGGTACTGAAGGTTTATTTGCTGCTATTAATAATGGTGGTAATGTACTTTCTGGTTATGCAGGATCTTTACAAGACTTTGATTCAGTTCTAGAAAATCTAGATACTCAAGGTGCTATTGAAGAAAACATGCTTTTCTTAGATAGAAAAACTGAGCTGTTATTTGATAACATGCTTGCACAGCAAAATTCTTACGGAGCTGGAGGTACATCTTATGGTGTATTTGAAAACTCTGAAGATATGGCGCTTAACTTAGGTTTCTCTGGGTTTAGAAGAGGTTCTTATGACTTCTACAAAACTTCATGGAAATACTTAAATGACGCTTCGTTAAGAGGTGGTTCATCTAACTTTGTCAATGGTGACAATATCGATGGTGTATTAATTCCTGCGGGAACTTCTACAGTATACGATCAGTTACTAGGAACAAATATTAGACGACCTTTCTTACACGTAAGATATAGAGCTTCTCAAGCTGATGATAGAAGAATGAAATCATGGTTAACAGGTTCTGTTGGCGGTGCTGCTACTTCTACTTTAGATGCGATGGAAGTAAACTTCTTATCTGAAAGATGTCTATGTACTCAAGCTAGAAACAATTTTGTTATGTTCGTAGCTTAATTATTATTTAAAGGAAGAGGCGCTTCGGCGCCTTGCCCTTTATTTTATTAACTATTTAATTATATTATATTATGTCAAAAATAAAAGAAAAACAAGTAACTCATTCACAAGATGAATGGGAAGTAAAAGATAGAAATTATTTTTTAAAAGGTAATAAAGAACCTTTAACTTTTACATTAAAATCAAGACATACAGAAAAATATCCTCTGTTATATTTTGATCCAGTAAAGAAAGAACAAAGAGCCTTAAGATTTGCTACTAATCAATCTTCCCCATTTGCTGATGAGCAAAAAGGTGAAGTAACATTAAAGCATATTGTATTTAAGGATGGAACTTTATCGGTTCCTAAA